CGGCGAGTTTCCTCGATGAGGTGACGGCGCGCTATGGCGGCACGCGGGCGGGTATGCAGGAGCTGGAGGGCATTCTGGTCGAGGATGCGGAAGGCGCCTTGTGGACGCAGGCGATGCTGGAGCGCACGCGTGTCACCGAGGCTCCGGCCAGGGGGCGGGTGGTGGTGGCGGTCGATCCGCCGGTCACCGGCCATGGCGGTTCGGACGAATGCGGGATCGTGGTGGTCAGCGCGGTGACCGAGGGGCCGGTGCAGGACTGGCGGGCCTGTGTGCTGGAAGATGCCAGCGTGCAGGGCGCCTCGCCCGATGGCTGGGCGCGGGCGGCGATTGCCGCCATGCAGCGGCACGGCGCCGACCGGCTGGTGGCCGAGGTCAATCAGGGCGGCGATCTGGTGCAGGCGGTAATCCGGCAGGTTGATCCGCTGGTGCCGTTCCGGGCGGTGCGGGCCTCAAAGGGCAAGGCCGCGCGGGCTGAGCCGGTGGCGGCACTGTATGAGCAGGGACGGGTGACTCATCTGCGGGGGCTGGCGCGGCTGGAGGATCAGATGTGCCGGATGACGGCGCGGGGGTATGAAGGCCGTGGCTCGCCCGACCGGGTGGACGCGCTGGTCTGGGCGCTGACCGCGCTGATGGTGGAGCCTGCGCAGCGGCAGGCCAGCCCGCAGGTGCGGCGGCTGTAGGCGCCTCCGGCGGGAGTATTTGGACAAGAAGCAAGAGGCTCCGGGTCGCGCGCGCTGGCGTGCGGGCATGGTGGGCTGTTGCCCGGATGAAGGAGAGCGGGATGGTGTTCGATTTCCTGCGGCGCGCTGAAAGGGTGGCGCCGGAGCAGAAAGCCTCGGCCACGGGGCGGGTGGTGGCCTTCGGGCTTTCGGGCCGGTCGGTCTGGAGCGCGCGGGATACGGTGAGCCTTGTGCGCAACGGCTTTCAGGGCAATCCGGTGGGGTTTCGCGCGGTGAAGCTGATCGCCGAGGCGGCAGCGGCGCTGCCGCTGGTCTTGCAGGATGCCGAGCGGCGCTATGAGCAGCACCCGGTGCTGGATCTGGTGCGGCGACCCAATCCGACGCAGGGGCGGGCGGATCTGTTCGAAGCGGTCTATGCGCAGCTTCTGCTGTCGGGCAACGCCTATCTGGAGGCGGTGCCGGGCGCGGGGCGGGTGCCGGGCGAATTGCATGTGCTGCGTTCCGACCGGATGAGCCTGGTGCCGGGGGCGGATGGCTGGCCTGTCGCCTATGACTATACAGTCGGCGGCCGGGTGCATCGGTTCGACATGACGGGTGAGGTGGTGCCGGTCTGCCATATCCGCAGCTTCCATCCGCAGGACGACCATTACGGTTTCGCGCCGATGCAGGCGGCGGCGGTGGCGCTGGACGTGCATTCGGCGGCGAGTGCCTGGTCGAAGGCGCTGCTGGACAATGCGGCGCGGCCCTCGGGGGCCATCGTCTACAAGGGGGGCGACGGGCAGGCGGTGCTGAGCCCCGATCAATATGACCGGCTGGTGACCGAGATCGAGGCGAACCATCAGGGCGCGCGCAATGCGGGGCGGCCGATGCTGCTGGAGGGCGGGCTGGACTGGAAGCCAATGGGGTTTTCGCCCAGCGACATGGAGTTCCAGAAGACCAAGGAGGCAGCGGCGCGGGAAATCGCAATCGCCTTCGGGGTGCCGCCCATGCTGATCGGGATTCCGGGCGACGCGACCTATGCGAATTATCAGGAGGCGAACCGCGCCTTCTATCGGCTGACCGTGCTGCCCTTGGTGGGCAAGGTCACGGCGGCGGTGTCGCACTGGCTGACGGGCTTCACCGGCGAGGCGGTGGAATTGCGCCCCGATCTGGATCAGGTGCCGGCGCTGGCGGTGGAGCGTGACCAGCAATGGGCACGCGTCGGCGCCGCCGATTTCCTGACGCAGGCCGAAAAGCGCGCGCTGCTGGGGCTGCCGCGGCTGGCGGAGGAGGAATGAGCGGGCGCGAGCGGGCCTCAGGCGGGTCGCGCTATCTATACGACAGTTTCGACGCGGCTGCGGCGCGGATCGAGGCGAACGAGCGCGTGGCGGAGGAACGCTGGAGCGCGCTGGAATACCGGCTGACGCAGATCGACGGCGCGCTGGAGCGGCTGGAAAAGCGGATCTGGCTGGGGGTTTACGGCGTCGCGGCCTTCCTGCTGGCACAGGGGGCCGAGGCGGTGCTGAAAGCGGCGATGAGGTGACGGGCATGGGATATATCACGGGCTTTGGGGCGCCGGAGCGCAAATTCGTGGCCTTGGGCGACACGGCTGAGGCCGGGTTGCGGGTCACCGGCGGCACCGAGATCGAGGGCTATGCGAGCCTGTTCGGGCGGCGCGATCAGGGTGGCGATGTGGTTCAGGCGGGGGCCTATGCCGGATCTCTGGTCAGGCTGGGCGCGGCAGGGCGGCGGGTGAAGATGTTGTGGCAGCATGATCCGACGCAGCCCATCGGCATCTGGGACGAGGTGCGCGAGGATGGCCGGGGCCTTTGGGTCAAGGGGCGTCTCTTGCCCGAGGTGGCGCGCGGCCGCGAGGCGGCGGCGCTGCTGGCGGCGGGGGCCATCGACGGGCTGTCGATCGGCTATCGCACGGTCAAATCGGAACGCGACGGGAAGGGGCAGCGGCTTCTGACCGAGCTGGAGCTGTGGGAGGTGTCGCTGGTCACCTTCCCCATGCTTGCGGAGGCGCGGGTGGCGACGAAGGGCGATCGCCCCGACGACACCTGGCGTTCGCTGGCGCAGGTCTTTGACGAGGCCCGCCGGACCCTGGCCGACCGCTAGGCGGCCTTCACGACCAGACGGAAAGGACAAGGCAATGACCGGGCACAAGGCGCGGGGCGAAGGCGGCATGTCTGCCGTCCCGCTGGAATCAGCGGTGGAAATGAAAGCCGCCATGATGGGTTTCCTGAATGAATTCAGCGTCTTTCAGGGTGAAGTGAAATCTGCGTTGCAACAACAGGAAGAGCGACTGACCATGCTGGATCGCAAAACCATGACCTACGGCCGCCCCGCGCTTTCGGCTGCGGCCGAATTGGGCGCGCCCCATCAGAAGGCCTTCGACGCCTATCTGCGTTCGGGCGATGATGACGGGCTGCGCGGGCTCGTGCTGGAGGGCAAGGGGCTGAACACTGCCGTGGCGGCCGAGGGCGGTTATCTGGTGGACCCGCAGACGGCGGAGACCATCCGGTCGTCCCTGAAATCCACCTCGTCGCTGCGGGCGATTGCCAATGTGGTGCAGGTGGAGGCAACCTCCTTCGATGTGGTGATCGACCACAGCGATGTGGGCACCGGCTGGGCCACCGAGGCGAGCGCCGTGACCGAGACCGCCGCGCCGCAGATCGAGCGTATCTCGATCCCGCTGCATGAGCTTTCGGCCATGCCGAAGGCCAGCCAGCGCCTGCTGGACGACAGCGCCTTCGATGTCGAAGGCTGGCTGGCGGGCCGTATTGCCGACAAGTTTGCCCGTGCCGAGGCGGCGGCCTTTGTCGGTGGCGATGGCGTGGGCAAACCCAGGGGTTTTCTGACCGGAACCAAGGTGGCGCAGGCGAGCTGGGCCTGGGGCAGCCTTGGCTACATTGCCACTGGCACGGCAGGCGATTTTTCGGCAACCAATCCGGCGGATGCCATCGTCGACCTGGTCTATGCGCTGGACGCCACCTATCGCGCCAATGCGAGCTTCGTCATGAACTCGAAAACCGCAGGCGCGGTGCGCAAGATGAAGGATGCCGATGGCCGCTTCCTGTGGAGCGACGGTCTGGCGGCGGGCGAGCCCGCGCGGCTGATGGGCTATCCGGTGCTGATCGCAGAGGACATGCCCGACATCGGCGCCAATGCCTATGCCATCGCTTTCGGCGATTTCGCGGCTGGCTATACGGTGGCCGAACGCCCGGATCTGCGTGTGCTGCGCGACCCGTTTTCCGCCAAGCCGCATGTGCTGTTCTATGCCACCAAGCGCGTGGGCGGCGGGGTCAGCGATTTCGCGGCGATCAAGCTTCTGAAATTTGCCGTCTCCTGACCGGCTGACGGATGGTCCGGGGGCGTAGCGCCCGGACCTGCGGACGCGCGCCTGTCCGGCGCCTTCTAGCTGCTCCCCTCCGTCCGAGTGGCGCGGGGCGCGCGTCCGGTCCCGCCTTGGGGCGCATTTGAGGGGCAAGGAGCGGATGATGATGTTGACAGAGTTGACGAGCGTGCCGGGAGCAGCGCTGCCGGTGCAGATTTTGCGGGATCACCTGCGACTGGGCACCGGCTTTGCTGATGACGGAATGCAGGATGGCTTGCTGGAAAGCTGTCTCCGGGCGGCGATGGCGGCGATTGAGGCGCGCACCGGCAAGGTGCTTCTGACGCGGACTTTTCGCCTGGCGCTGGACCGCTGGCGTGATGCGACGGCTCAGGCGCTGCCGGTGGCGCCGGTCTCGGTAGTGAATTCGGTCACGCTGTTCGATGCGGGTGAGGCGGCGGTGCCGGTTGCGCCCGCGCGGTGGAAGCTGATTGTCGACACACATCGGCCGCGGCTGGCGTCGGTGGGCACGCTGCTGCCGACGGTGCCCGAGGATGGTCGGGTGGAGGTCGTATTTGAGGCGGGTTTCGGGGCGATCTGGACAGCGGTGCCCGCCGATCTGGCGCAGGCGGTACTGCTGCTCGCCGGGCAGTTCTACGAGACCCGGCACGAGCCGGGGGGGCAGGCCGAGGCGCTGCCGCGCGGGGTGCAACTGCTGGTGGAACGCTGGCGCAATGTGCGTGTGCTGGGCGGGGGCGCGGCATGAGGGCGCCTTCGCTGAGACGGCCTTTGTTGTTGGAGGCGCCTCTGCGCATGGCGGATGGCGCGGGTGGCTATGTGGAAAGCTGGCAGGCGCTGGGCACGCTCTGGGCTGAGGTGTTGCCGGGCGCCGGGCGTGAGGTCGCGGGTGAGGAGGTGGTGATGGCCTCGGTCGCGTACCGGATCGTGGTGCGGGGCGCGGCCCAAGGCGCGGCCTCGCGTCCGCTGCCGGGGCAGCGGTTCCGCGACGGGGCACGGCTGTTCCCGATCCTTGCGGTGTCGGAGCGCGATGCGGCCGCGCGCTATCTGATCTGTTTCGCGCGGGAGGAGGTGCGAGCATGAGCTATGGCGTCGCGGCTGCCTTGCAGGCGGCGATTTATCAGCGGCTCGTAGCGGCGCTTCCCGAAGTGCCCGTGTTTGATGCGCCGCCTGTGGGCAGGGGCAGCGGAAGCTTTGTGCTGATCGGGCCGGAGGAGGCGCTGGATGCCAGCGACAAGACCGGCGCGGGGGCACTGCACCGGGTGCAGATCAGTGTGATTTCCGATGCGGCGGGGTTCCTGACCGCGAAGGAAATCGCGGCACGGGTGTCGGATGCGCTGGCGGATCAGGCGCTGGTGCTGGCGCGCGGACGGGTGGTGCTGATGCGCTTCGTCCGGGCGGTGGCGCGGCGGCTGGGCGCGGGCGCCGCGCGGCGGATCGACCTACGCTTTGATATCCGGGTCGAAGATTGACTTACACTAATCGAACATTATTGGCGGTTAATCTATGGATAAATCGCCAATTCATACATTAATCGGAGATTCCCATGGCAGTGCAAAGCGGCAAGGACTTGCTGGTCAAGATCGACGTGAACGGCAGCCTTCAGTTCGAGACCATCGCGGGGTTGCGCGCCACGCGCATCAGCTTCAACGCGGAAACGGTGGATGTGACCAGCCTTGAAAGCCAGGGCGGCTGGCGCGAATTGCTGGCGGGGGCGGGTGTGCGCTCGGCCAGTATCTCGGGCTCGGGGGTGTTCCGGGACTCCAATACCGACGAACGCGCGCGGCAGATATTCTTTGACGGCGAGATGCCGAATTTCCAGGTGGTGATCCCGGATTTCGGCATCGTGGAGGGGCCGTTCCAGATCACCGCCATCGAATATTCCGGCAGCCATAACGGCGAGGCGACTTATGAACTGACGCTCGCCTCAGCCGGGGCGCTGACGTTTACGGCGCTTTGACCATGGCGAACCCTTTTGCCGGTGAGGTGGTGGTGACGCTGGAGGGCGTGCCGCATGTGGCGAAGCTGACGCTGGGGACGCTGGCGGAACTGGAGATGACCCTGGGCGAGGACACCTTGGTGGATCTGGCGGCGCGGTTCGAGGCGGGGCGGATCTCCAGCCGCGATGTGCTGGCCTTGCTGGTGGCGGGATTGCGTGGCGGCGGCTGGCAGGGCCGGGCCGAGGATCTGCGCACGGTCGAGATCGGCGGCGGGCCGGTCGGGGCGGCACGGGCGGCGGCGGAACTTCTGGCGCGGGCCTTCGCGCTGCCGGGCGAGGCATGAGCGGCATCGACTGGCCGGGCCTCATGCGGGCGGGGCTGAACGGGCTTGGACTGACCCCGGCCGAGTTCTGGCGGCTGACGCCGGTGGAGTTGCGGCTGATGCTGGGGGCGGATCGTGCGACCCCGGCGATGACACGGACGCGGCTGGATGAACTGGCCGCGGCCTTTCCCGATCTGAGGAAGGACAGGACGGATGGCGGATCTGGATACGCTTGAAGATCAGGTCGCGGCGCTGGAGGCGACACTGGATGGCACGACCGGCATGGTCACCGCCTTCGAGGGCGAGCTGGCGCGGATGCGCGATACGCTGCTGTTCACCGGCCGCGAGGTCAATCAACTGAGCAGCGGCATCAGCGGCGGCCTGCGGCGCGCCTTTGACGGGCTGGTGTTCGACGGGATGAAGCTGTCGGACGCGCTGAAGAGCGTGGCGCGCAGCATGGTCGACACGGTTTACGGCGTGGCGATGAAGCCCGTGCAGAATGCGGTGGGCGGGTTGCTGGCGGAGGGGATGAACGCGCTGTTCAGCGGGATCATGCCCTTCGCCAAGGGCGGCGCCTTCACGCAAGGCCGGGTGATGCCCTTCGCCAAGGGCGGCGTGGTATCCAGCCCGGTCAGCTTTCCCATGCGTGGCGGCGGCGGGCTGATGGGTGAGGCGGGGCCGGAGGCGATCATGCCGCTGGCGCGCGGCGCCGACGGGCGGCTGGGGGTGCAGGCCTCGGGCGGCGGACGGCCGGTGACGGTGGTGATGAACATCACGACCCCCGATGTGCAGGGCTTTCAGCGCAGCCAGTCACAGATCGCGGCACAGGCCAGCCGGGCGCTGGCGCGTGGCCAGCGCAACCGCTGAGGAGGGATCATGGCTTTTCATGACATTCGCTTTCCCGCCAACCTGAGCTTCGGCTCGGTCGGCGGGCCCGAGCGGCGCACCGAAATCGTGACGCTGACCAACGGGTTCGAGGAACGGAACACGCCCTGGGAGCATTCGCGCCGGCGCTATGACGCCGGGGTGGGCTTGCGTTCTCTGGACGATGTGGAAACGCTGATCGCGTTTTTCGAGGCGCGGCGCGGGCAGATGTTCGGCTTCCGCTGGAAGGACTGGTCGGATTACAAATCCGGCCGCGCCTCGCGCGCGGTGACGCCGTTCGACCAGATCATCGGCACGGGCGATGGCGCGCGGGTCGAGTTCGGGCTGTGCAAGACCTATCGCTCGGGCGAGGCGAGCTATGTGCGGCCGGTGGTGAAGCCGGTGCGCGGCAGCGTCGTGGTGGCGGTGGATCGCGACCAGAAGGTCGAGGGGCCGGAGTTCGACATTGATACCACAACGGGGGTAGTGCGGTTTTCCACGCCGCCTGCAGTGGGGGTGGCGGTCTCGGCCGGGTTCGAATTCGATGTGCCGGTGCGGTTTGATACCGACCGCATTCAGACTTCGGTCGCCTCGTTCCAGGCGGGCGATGTGCCCAGTGTTCCGGTGGTGGAGGTGCGGGTATGAGTGCGCGCGACGATCTGCTCGCGCATCTGGCGGGCGGCGTGACGACGGTGTGCCGGGCCTGGCTGGTGCGGCGGGTTGACGGGACGCAGATGGGCTTTACCGACCATGACGGTGATCTGCGGTTCGGGGGGGTAACCTTCCGCGCCTCGACCGGGCTGACGGCAGGGGCCTTGCAGCAATCGACCGGGCTTTCGGTCGATAATACGCAGGCCGTGGGGGCGCTGAGCGATGCGGGGCTGACCGAAGCTGATATTCTGGCCGGGCGCTATGACGGGGCGGAGGTGGAGGCCTGGCTGGTCAACTGGGCCGACCCGACGCAGCGCGACCTGCTGTTTCGGGGTACTGTGGGCGAGATTACCCGCAACGGTGCGGGGTTCGAGGCAGAACTGCGCGGGCTGGCGGAGCGGCTGAACCATCCGCAGGGGTGGGTCTATCAGCGCGAATGCGCAGCGCTGCTTGGGGATCGGGAGTGCGGGGTGGATCTGCAAGACCCGCAGTTCACTGCTGATTGTGTGCTCGCCGAGGTGAGGGAGCGAAGGGTGTTCCGCTTTGCCCCACTGGCCGAATGTCCGCAGGGCTGGTTCGCAAGCGGGGTGCTGACTTTGCGCGACGGGGCGGCTGCGGGACTGTCGGGGTCGATCAAGACAGACCGCATCCTTGCCGACGGGCGGCGCGAGATCGGGCTGTGGCGCGCCTTGGGTGCTGATGTGGCGGCGGGCACGTCGGTACGGCTGGTGGCGGGATGCGACAAGCGGGCTGAGACCTGTCGGCAGAAGTTCAAAAATTTCCTGAACTTTCGCGGCTTTCCGCATATTCCTGGCGAGGACTGGCTGACCTCTTTCCCGTCGTCGTCTTTGGTCAATGACGGCGGGAGCCTGCGCGGATGAACCGGGGGGAGGAGATCGTTGCCGAGGCGCGGCTCTGGATTGGCACGCCCTACCTGCATCAATGCGCGACACGGGGGGCCGGGACGGATTGTCTTGGCCTGATCCGCGGCGTCTGGCGGGTGCTGGTGGGGCCGGAGCCGACCGAAGTTCCGCCCTATACGCAGGACTGGGCCGAACCCTCGGGAGAAGAGGCGCTTCTGGCGGCGGGGATGCAGTTTCTGATGCCCAGGCCGCTGACAGAACTCGCGTCGGGCGATGTGATCCTGTTTCGCATGCGCGAGGGCAGCGTGGCGAAGCATCTGGGCATCCTGACCGAGGTCGGGCGGCGTGAAAGCTTCGTTCACGCCTATACGGGGCATGGGGTGATCGAAAGCCCGCTTTCTGCCCCCTGGAAGCGCCGCATCGCGGCGCGGTTCGCATTTCCTGACCGTGCAGAGCGCGGTTGAGCAATCTTCGAAGGAGCGCGCTGAATGGCGACGATACTGCTGTCCGCGGCGGGGGCCGCAATCGGATCGGGCTTTGGCGGCACGGTTCTGGGCCTGTCCGGCGCGGTCATCGGCCGCGCGGTGGGGGCCACGCTGGGCCGCGTGCTGGATCAGAAGCTGCTGGGCGCGGGCTCCGAGGCGGTCGAGGGTGGGCGGGTGGACCGTTTCCGCCTGATGGGCGCCTCGGAAGGGGCGGCGGTGGCGCAGGTCTTTGGCCGGGTGCGGGTGGCGGGTCAGGTGATCTGGGCCACACGCTTCATGGAACAGACCAGCACCACCGGGGGCGGCAAGGGTGCGCCGAGCCCGCGCACCACGACCTATTCCTACAGCGTCAGCCTTGCCATCGCGCTGTGTCAGGGGCGAATTTCCAGCATTGGCCGGATCTGGGCTGACGGGGTGGAAATCGCGCCGGGCGATTTGAACCTGCGGGTCTACACCGGCAGCGAGGCGCAACTGCCCGATCCGAAGATCGAAGCGGTGGAGGGGCCGGATCTGGCGCCAGCCTATCGCGGTATCGCCTATGTGGTGATCGAGGATCTGGAGCTTGGCCGTTTCGGCAACCGGGTGCCGCAGCTTTCCTTCGAGGTGATCCGCCCGGCGCAGGGGGCTGCGGCGGAGGCGATGACCAGCCTTCAGGACGCGGTGCGGGCTGTTGCGCTGATCCCCGGCACGGGCGAATATTCGCTGGCGACGACGGCAGTTCATTATGCCGAGGGCGATGCAGCTGTGCGGTCGGCGAATGTGAACTCGCCCTCAGGACGCTGCGATTTCCTGACCTCGCTGAAACAGCTTGAGGAGGAGGCGCCGAACTGCGGCTCGGTCTCGCTGGTGGTATCGTGGTTCGGCAGTGACCTGCGCTGCGGGGACTGCGAGATCCGTCCCAAGGTCGAACAGACCGCGCAGGAAGGCGTGGGCATGGTCTGGCGCGCGGGCGGCATCGGGCGCGATGCGGCGCAGGAAGTGCCGCGCATTGACGGGAGCTCCGTCTACGGTGGCACACCCGCCGATGCGGCGGTGGTGGAGGCGATCACGGCGCTGCGGGCAAAGGGGCAGAGCGTGATGTTCTACCCCTTCATCCTGATGGAGCAACTGGCGGGCAACGGGCTGGAAAACCCCTGGGATGGTGCAGCCGACCAGCCCCCCTTGCCCTGGCGTGGCCGTATCACGCTGGCGCAGGCGCCGGGGCGGGCAGGGTCGAGCGATCAGACTTCGGGCGCGCTGGCCGAGGTGGCCGATTTCTTTGGCGGCGCGCAGCCCGAGGATTTCACCATAGATGGCACTTCTGTAAGCTATGCGGGCGCCGACGAATGGCGCTATCGCCGCTTCATCCTGCATTATGCGCATCTTTGCGCGGCGGCGGGTGGGGTGGATGCGTTTTGCATCGGGTCTGAAATGCGCGGGCTGACGCAGATCCGCGGGCCGGGGCACAGCTTTCCGGCGGTGGCGGCGCTGCGCCAGCTTGCGGCAGAGGTGCGGGCGATCCTCGGGCCTGCCACGAAGATCAGCTATGCTGCCGACTGGTCGGAGTATTTCGGCTATCATACGGGCGGGAATGTGTATTTCCACCTCGATCCGTTGTGGGCCGATCCGAATATCGACTTCATCGGCATCGACAATTACATGCCGCTGAGCGACTGGCGCGACGAGGAGGGGCATCTGGATGCGGTATGGCGCCGGGTCTATGACCTTGATTATCTGAAGGCCAATGTCGCAGGCGGTGAGGGGTTCGACTGGTACTACGACAGTGACGAGGCCGAACGCCTGCAACGCCGTCGTCCCATCGAGGATGGTGCCTATGGCGAGCCCTGGGTCTATCGCTACAAGGATCTGCGGTCCTGGTGGTCCGAACGCCATCACGACCGGATCGACGGGGTGCGCGCGGCGGTGGCATCCGACTGGGTGCCGCAGTCGAAGCCGATCTGGTTCACCGAATACGGATGTGCGGCCATCGACAAGGGCACCAACCAGCCGAACAAGTTTCTGGACCCGAAATCCTCGGAATCCGTTTTACCGAGGGCATCGACCGGGCGGCGCGACGATCTGATGCAGATGCATTATCTGCTGGCGTTCCATGAATACTGGGCTGACCCGGTGCATAACCCGCGCTCGGCGCTCTATGAGGGGCCAATGCTTGATACGGCGCGGTCGCATGTCTGGGCCTGGGATGCACGGCCCTATCCGGCCTTCCCTGCTGTTGCGAGCGTCTGGAGCGACGGCGGCAATTACGCGCGCGGCCACTGGATCACCGGACGCATCGCCGGGCAGCGGCTTGCGGCGGTGGTGGCCGAGATTTGCGAGCAGGCGGGGCTGACGGAATTCGACGTCTCCGATCTGGTCGGCGTGGTGCGCGGCTTTCACCTGACCGAGATCGGGTCGGCCCGCGCTGCGTTGCAGCCGCTGATGCTGGCCTACGGGTTTGATGCGACGGATCAGGGCGGTAAGCTGGTGTTTCGCATGCGCGACGGGCAGATGGGGGCGGCATTCGCAACGGATCGCCTCGCGGTTTCGGCCGATCTGTCTGGGCCGGTGGAGACCAGCCGCAGCCCCGAGCCGGAGAGTGCCGGGCGGGTGATGCTTGGCTTTACCGAGGCCGATGGTGATTTTGCGTCGCGACAGGCGGTGGCCGTGGCGCCGGGGGATGCGGTGCCGACGGTGGCGCAATCCGATCTGCCGCTGGTTTTGACGCGGGCCGAGGGTGCTGCCATCGCCGAACGCTGGCTGGCCGAGGCGCAGGTGGCGCGCGATACCCTGCGTTTCGCACTGCCACGCTCGGCCATGGCGTTGCGCGTGGGCGAGGTCGTGCGGGTTGCGGGGGCAGACTACCGCATCGACCGGCTGGAACATGGTGATGTTCTGATGGCCGAAGGTGTGCGCACGGAACGCGGGCTGTACCTGCCTGCGCCCCATGCCGAGGAAATTCCGGAGCCCCGTGCATATCTGGCGCCGCTGCCGGTTTATCCGGTGTTTCTCGACCTGCCGCTGCTGACAGGCTCTGAGGTTCCCGGGGCGCCGCATCTGGCAGTGGGCGGTCGGCCCTGGCCCGGAACGGTCGCGCTGTGGTCGGCGGCGGAGGATGCGGGCTATGCGCTGAACACCACTCTCAACCGGAGTGCCACAATCGGGCGGACCGAAACGGTGCTGGCGCGCGCGCCTGCCGGGCGGTGGGATCGCGGCGCGGGGTTGCGGGTGCGGCTGAGCTCGGGGCATCTGATTTCGGCCGGGCCGCGCGGGGTGCTGGGCGGGGCCAATGCCATGGCCATCGGTGATCCGGACAGCGGCATCTGGGAGGTGTTTCAGTTCACCGAAGCGCAGCTTGTGGCGCCGATGACCTACGAGCTGCGGATGCGGCTGCGCGGGCAGGCGGGCACCGACGGCGTGATGCCCGGTGAATGGCCCATCGGCAGCCAGATCGTTCTGCTGGACGGGGCGCTGGCGCAGATCGACCTGCCGCCCAGCCTGCGCGGGCTGGAGCGGCACTACCGGATTGGTGTCGCCGCACGGGGGTATGACCATCCGACGGTCACGCATCGGGTGGCGGCTTTCACGGGTGTGGGCCTGCGTCCCTATGCGCCCTGTCACCTGAAGGAGCAGCGGCAGGCGGGGGATCTGGCGTTCACCTGGGTGCGCCGCAGCCGGATCGACGGGGACAGCTGGCAGGCTGCCGACGTGCCGATGGGGGAGGAGCGCGAGGATTACCTCGTGCAGCTCTGGCAAGGGGCGGTGCTTCTGCGTGAGGATCGTTGCTCGGCGCCGGGCTGGGTCTATACCGGCGCGATGCAATCTGCTGATGGCGCTACCGGCATGGTGGTGCTGCGTGTTGCGCAATTGTCCGCCAGTTTTGGTGCCGGGCCCGCGGCAAGTCTGGAGGTTACGCTGTAGTGCGTGCGATTCTTCCCGGAGATCTGCATGCGGCCGCGCGGGCGCTGATGGCGCGGCCCCCTGCCGAATGGAGGCCGCTGGCCGACAGGCTGATTGCCGAAGCTCATATGGCACATCGCATCGTCAAACGCCTTGGCCGGATGCATCCGGGCCTTGGTGACGGGAGCCTGATGTCGCGGGCCATGCTGTGCCCCTTGCGGCACGAGGCCCACCCCTCGGATCGCCTGTTTCTGGCGGCACTGACCCTGACGCTGGGCCGCTTGCTGCGCTGGTATGATCGCATGGACGGGTGACGTCTGGAATGCGGAGGAAAATCGCCTATAATGCCGTTCGAGATCTGAATGATGGAGTTCCCGATGGCAGAGACCCGAGCAAAGCTCACCCCGGTTGATCCGGTGTGGTCGCGTGTCTGCGAAGAGGCGCTGGCGGCGGTCGCGGCAGAACCGCTTCTGGGCGGGCTGGTCCATTCCAGCCTGCTGCACCATCCGACGATGGAACGTGCGCTCGCCTATCGGTTTTCGCTGAAACTCGCCAGCGGCGAGATGAGTGAACAACTGCTGCGCGAGATCGCGGATACCGCCTATGCCGCCGATCCGGCGCTGGGGCAGGCGGCGCGGGCCGATCTGGTAGCGGTGTTCGACCGTGATCCTGCCTGCCATCGCTATTTGCAGCCCATGCTGTTCTTCAAGGGCTATCAGGCGGTGCAGGCCTATCGCGTGGGGCATTGGCTCTGGGGTCAGGGCCGGGCAGACATGGCCTATTTTGTGCAGATGCGGGTGTCCGAGGTCTTTGGCGTCGACATTCATCCCGCAGCCCGTATCGGGCGCGGTATCATGATCGACCACGCCCATTCCATCGTGATCGGTGAAACGGCAGTGGTGGGCGACAACGTATCCATGCTGCATTCCGTGACGCTGGGCGGGACGGGCAAGGAAGACGGCGACCGTCATCCCAAGATCGGCGACGGCGTGCTGATCGGGGCGGGAGCCAAGGTGCTGGGCAATATCAGCATCGGCCATTGCTCGCGCATCGCGGCGGGGTCGGTGGTGTTGCAGGACGTGCCGCCCTGCACGACCGTCGCAGGCGTTCCGGCCAAGGTGGTGGGGGAAGCGGGGTGTTCGCAGCCCGCCGTCAGCATGAACCAGATCCTGAA